CGCCGCTTTGCCAACATCAAGGTGACCTACACAGTGTTCCTCGCTCGGAAGAATACCGCCGCCCTTGCCGATGTTCTACGGAACATCAAAGGCTGGTTGTACTCCGAGCCGGACAGATACCACGAAATCACCGACTCCTACGATGCGGAGTATTTCCGCTACGGCGTCATCTCCGGCAGTCTGGACATTGAGGAGCAGCTGAACAAGGTCGGCAGTTTCACCGTGACCTTCAACTGCAAGCCTTTCAAATACAGCTTTGCGGGGCAGGAAACGGTGTCGGCTGACGCTTCTGAACTGACGATCACCAATCCGACTGCTTTTGAGAGCCGACCGTATATCAAGCTCTATGGCAACGGGACGGTGGTAATAATGATACAGCCCCAAGGCCGTGGCATGATGATTTCCAATCTGGATGAGTACATCGAGATCGACAGTGAATTGATGAACTGCTTCAAAGACACCATCCTCAAAAACGATAAGGTTAAGGGTCCGGAGTTTCCCGTTCTCAAGCCGGGTGTTTGCACCATCAACTGTACCGGCGATGTAACGAGGATTGAGGTCATTCCAAGGTGGTGCTGTCTATGATCCCTGTACTTTACCCCGCAAGCGCTACAGATTTCAGTTCATTCGGTCTTGGTGTGCTGACGGACACCATTTCCTGCGAAGTCACAGAGGAGCGAAACGGTGTGTTCGAGTGCCTGCTCAAATACCCGGTGAGTGGTCAGCACTATGGGCTTATCACCAAGGAATGCATCGTCAAGGCAAAGCCCAACGATACCGCCGCCGACCAGGCGTTCCGCATTTATCGCATCACGAAACCATTGAACGGCATCGTCACCATCTACGGTCAGCACATCTCCTATGACCTTGCTAATGTGCCGGTGCTGCCGTTCAGTACCGATAGCCGCTCTCCGCAGCTTATCCTCTCTCAGCTTCTTGCCGGAGACACACGCTTCACGGGTTGGACGGATTACTCGGATGCAAAGGCGTTTTCCGTCACGCAGCCGAAAAGCGTCAGAGCCTGCCTCGGCGGCACGGAAGGCTCCATGCTCTCCAAATGGTACGGTGAGTTTGAGTGGGACAACTTCACGGTGAAGTTCCATTCGCACCGTGGGCAGAAGACCGGAGTGGTCATTGAATACGGCAAGAACCTCACCGCATTGGAACAGGACGAGGACAACAGCGGTGTGTATACTGCGCTGCTCCCGTATGCCGTGTACACCCCGGAAGGCTTGGACACCGAAACGGTGGTCACGCTGCCGGAGGTAACGCTCACCATTGTGACCTCGGAGATCGTCCGGGTGAAAACGCTCATCATGGATTTCTCCGACCAGTTTGACGGAGTTGTGACCGAGGAAGCCCTCAGAGCAAAAGCAAACAGTTACATCAAGGCCAATCCGCTGGGTGCGACCATTCCCACGGTGAAGGTGTCCTTTGAGCCGCTCTGGAAACAGCCGGAGTATTCGGCACTCCTGGAGCGGGTCAACCTCTGCGATACCGTCACCATCCGGCACTCGCTTCTGGGTGTCAGCGTGTCGGCTATGGTCATTGAAACCGTGTACGACACCCTCGCCGAGCGGTACAAGAGCATTTCCCTCGGTCAAAGCAAATCCAGCATGATCACCACCATCTCCGAGGTGCAGTCCACGGTCGACAAGGTGGAGTCCACGGTGGGACGCTTTCCGAAGCTGCTCCAAACCGCTATTGGAAAAGCGACTGGGCTTATCACCGGCCAAAGCGGCGGCTATGTGGTCATCCACACCAGCGAGGAAAACGGACAGCCCTATGAGCTGCTCATTCTGGACGCTCCCTCCATTGACGAAGCCGTGAATGTCTGGCGGTGGAATGTGGGCGGCTTAGGCTTTTCCCATAACGGCTACAACGGCCCCTATGAAACTGCCATCACGGCAGACGGTCAGATCGTAGCGGACTTCATCACCTCCGGCTCCTTGGTGGCGAACATCATCAAGGCTGGTGTCATTCAGTCACAGGATGGCTCGTCTTATTGGGATTTGGAGAGCGGCGAGGTCGTGCTTCGAGCCTACGCCACCAGCAAGGAGGTCACCGAGGTCAGCGACCGCATTACTACCATCGAGGAGCAGAAAATGCTCCGGCTCGTCATCATCTCGTCCAACGGGAACATCTTCAAGAACGGCAATGTAAAAACGCTGCTTTCCGCCAAGGTGTACTCCTGGGACGAGGACATCACCGACACGCTGGATGCCAACCAGTTTGTCTGGACAAGGGTGTCTGAGGATACGGAAGCGGACAAGGTCTGGAACGAGCAGCATTTCGGCGGCGCAAAGTCCGTGGTCATCACCGGTGCGGATGTCAAAGTCCGCGCCACTTTTTATTGTGACCTCATCGACACCACGACCAGGCAAAGCCTGTTATAACGGAGGAATTTACTATGGCAACCGCAGAACCCACAACAGAAACCGGCACAGTGTCCGGTTCAGATACAACAACTTCAAAGGAGGCTTCTCACATGAGCAAAGCACAAGGCCAGTTTACCATTATTGACTACAATGACGCACTGACGCTGACGGGGTACATCGGCTCGAACCTCGCCAAGACTCAGATGTATAACCCCGACAACGGCAGTTACACCCCCGACTGGAAAACGAAGAACCTCGTTCTGACGCCCAGCCTGTATGTTATCGGCACGACTGCCGACCAGATCGCCACCGCCAATGTCACCTCGGTCAAGTGGTATGTGGGCGACAGCAACACCGCCATTACCGCAGGTACGAACTACGGACTGAGTGGTGCCAAGAGCCACATCCTCACGGTCAAGGCCAATGTCATGGCGGAGCTGCCCGGCATCGACTACCGCTGTGTCATCACCTACAAGGACGAAAGCACCGGCCTGTCGCTGACCCATCCGCTGACCATTTCCTTCTCCCGTGTGGTCAACGGCTCCGGCATCGTTGACCTGCTGGTCACCACGCCCAACGGAAATGTGTTCAAGAACGAGGAGGTCGCCAGTCTGACCGCCAAGGCCGAGCTGTGGCGTGGCTCTACGGTGGACACCACCAAGGTCAGCTACAAGTGGGCGGTCATGGACGCATCTGTCACTGCTACCTCTTCCACCGGCTATGATGCGGACTTCGGTATCGGCTGGCGCAAGCTCTCGGATACCGCCGACAAATACACCGGCACGGCCACCAATACGCTCACGGTCTACGCCGCAGCGGTGGACAGCTACGCCGTGTTCAAGTGCTGTGCCCAGGACACGGATTCCGCATCGGCTTCTTATAACACGAAGTTTTTCGATGTGGCGACCTTCATCGATAACTCCGACCCGCTGCAGATCATCGTCACCTCCACGGGCGGCGATGTGTTCAAGAACGGTCAGGGCACGACCGTGCTGACCGCTGTCTGCTATCAGGCAGGCTCCGAGGTGGACGCAGCCGGAAACGGCAGTTACACATGGACGAAGTACAACAAGGATGGCGCAATCGACACCTCTTGGGGAACCAACGGCAGCAAGACCGGCAAGACCCTGTCGGTGTCCAGCGCCGATGTGGATACCAAGGCAACCTTTATGGTCGTTGTGGCGCTTTGAGGAGGTGGTGAGATGATCGCATCGGCACAGTTCACGATTATCAGTCTCTGCGATGTGGTCACCTCGGACACGCCTCCGGAGAACCCCTATGAGGGGCAGCTCTGGGTGGATACCTCTGTGACCCCGCCGGAAACGAAGATATGGGACGGAAATGAATGGGTGGTGCAGAACGACATTGAAACGATCCGCACCACCATTTCCATTCTGACCGAGAAGGACGCACAGTTCCAGCAGACCATCGACGGGCTGAACAGCTATGTGGCGACCCTTACCGAAACGGTGGAAACAGTGTCCAACGACCAGGGCGTCCTGGAGGAACGGGTACTGAACTCCGAAAGCCGTGTTTCGGAATTGGAACACACGGTGGATGGACTGTCCGTCACCATGCAGGAGCAGTACATCGGCGGCATCAACTATGTGCAGAATTCCTCCGGGTTGAACGGCATCACGGACGATTGGAGCTACTCCGGTACGGTAAAAACAGATACCTCCACCGATACCCAGAACAACACCATTTCCGACTCCTGCTTTGTGCTGGGCGCATACTCCTCGTTGTCGCAGTACATCCGAGGGGTAGTCCCCGGCACTTATACGATCTCGGTCCGGGCAAAGAAAACCTCGACCATGTCCGGGTATTTCTATGTGACATACAACGGAAACAAAACCAAGTACCTGTTCAATAAGTCCACGGCGTTTGACTGGACGGATTACTCCGTAACGCTCACGGATGTGACTGACCCCACGTTGCGTATTTACTGCTACTGTCGGGATGCGTCCATCTACCTCGCGGACATCATGATCTCCGAAGGGGCGATACCCCGAAAGTGGACACCCGCACCCAACGAGATCTACACCCAGGAGGTCAAGATCGACAAGCGGGGCATCGAGGTATCCAACAGCGCATCGTCTCAGCGGACGGTCATCACGAACACGGAGTTCGCCGGTTACTACAACGACGAGGTGATTTTCACCCTGAACAAGGACGAAACGCAAACCAAGAAAACCACGGTGGACGGCGAGCTGACTGTGGGCAAAACGAAGTTTGTCCCGATGCCCACGGCGTCCGAGGGGTTGAATATCGTCATTCTGGATTAAGGAGGGAAAGCTATGGCAACTTGGAAAAGTGCAGCATACGATGGGCGCTATCTTCAACTGGACATTTCGGAAAGCGTAAATGTGGTCGGTAACAGCTCGACACTTTCCTGGACGCTGACCTCTACCGGCGGCGCATCCACTTACTACACCATTGACACGACCACTGTAACGATCAACGGGACAACGGTCTACTCAAAGGACCGTACCTATTGGGATGACCGTGTTTTCCCGGCAAAGAAAGGTTCTGTCAGCGGCACGATTACTGTGGCTCATGACAGCAACGGCAGCAAAACGATAGCGGTCGGATTCTCGACCCGTGTTTATATCTACGGTTCACAGGAATACGGCGGCAGCATGACGCTGACTACCATTGACCGCTCTGCTCCCACAGTTACATTCAGTACATCGAATGTCACGGCAAACGGGTTCAAAATCTCCGCTACATCCTCTGCCACGGCGGACGTCTGGCAGTACAGCACAAACGGCGGTTCGAGCTGGACGCAGTTCTCAACGACGGCATCCACCAGTGCCAGTGTGACGATCACCTCGCTCTCACCGAATACAAGCTACACTGTGAGGGTCAGAGCAAGGCGGCAGTACAACCATGTCTACGGCACTTCCGGCAGTTCCACGGTCAAGACGCTGGGCGGTGCTGTGGTGAATAGTGTCAACACGGTGACGGCGGACAATGCCACGGTTTCCATTACCATCAATGTGACCGTGTACGAAGCCTCCTACACCAATACGCTGGTGCTCAAAAACGGCAGCACGACCATCCTGACTATCTCCGGGCTTTCCTGGTCGAAGGGCACGGCGAACCGCACGGTCACGCTGACATCGGCGCAGAGAACAACGCTGTTGAACGCTATGGCATCCATCAAGTCGTTCACAGGTACCTTTGCGGTTTCGTCTTACAGCGGGTCTACGCAGATCGGCAGCACCTCAAGCAAGACCGCCACTGTACTGACCACGGCAACCAATTCTGCTCCAACCATAAGCGGATTCACTTATGCCGACAGCTACACGACCACGAAAAACCTCACAGGCAACGACCAGCTGTTCGTGCAGGACTACTCGACCCTCAAGGTCACCCCCGGAACTGCGACTGCGAAAAACGGAGCGTCTATTTCCAACTATACCGCTTCCTGCAACGGTTTATCCGCATCCAATTCAACTGGGTCTGCTATCACAGTCGGAAAGATCGCCAAGTCCGGCAGCGTAACGGTCACGCTCACGGTCACGGACTCCCGCGGCTACACCGCCGAAACTTCACGGACGGTGACAGTCATTCCGTACACCAAGCCGAAGATATCCTCGGTGACGCTCCGACGAACCAACGACATTGAAGCGGAAATGCAACTCAAATTCAGCGGCTCTATTTCTGCTGTTACCGTAGACGGGACGCAGAAAAACAGCGTGGTTTATGTGCGGTACCGGTACAAGAAAACCAGTGAGAGCAGTTACGGCAGCTACACCAGCATCTATTCCGGCACGACAAAAAGCGGAACCTCTTTCAGCTACTCCAATTTGGAACTGTGCAGTCTGGATGCCAACAGTTCCTACGACCTTCATCTACAGATCCAAGACAAGCTCTATTCTTTGAGCAGTCTGGATCTGTATTTTACTGTTCCGCAGGGTACGCCCCTCATTGCGCTTCGGAAAAAGAAGGTCGGCATCAACACGCCGGAGCCACAAGCCATGCTGGATGTTGCCGGGGATATGCGGGTGGATGGCTCACCCCTTGCGGATTTTGTCATTCAGCAAGGGACAAGCGGCATCTGGAATTACCGTAAATGGAAAAGCGGTACAGCGGAATGTTGGGGTCAGTATTCCTTTACGACCGCCATTTCGACGGCATGGGGCGTGCTCTATGAAAGCGGCGCAATTGCGCTCCCTAATTTTCCATTTACCTTCGCGGAAATTCCTCATGTCCATATCTCCACGGAGAACAGCAATTACGCGATGTTTGTGGAGCGAGGCAGTTCGAGTAGCTGGTCTACAACGACCAACCCCGGAAAGATATTTGCCGTAAGACCAAATACGGTACCATCGGCAACCTACAAAGTATCAATCTATGCTATCGGAAAAGCGTGACGCTCCGGCGTCACTTTTTTCATACCCATTTTTAATCTCAAAGGAGGACAAACAACATGAAAGAATTCTGGACGACCATTCAGGTGGTGTTCGCCGGAATCGGCGGCTGGCTGGGATGGTTCTTGGGAGGATGTGACGGCTTGCTTTATGCGCTTCTGGCTTTCGTAGTCATCGACTACATCACCGGCATCATGTGCGCCGTGGTGGATAAGAAGCTGTCCAGCGAAGTCGGTTTCAAGGGCATTTTCAAAAAGGTGCTCATCTTCGCTCTGGTTGGCATCGGGCATATTCTCGACACCCGCGTCATCGGCAGCGGTTCGGTGATGCGTACCGCCGTCATTTTCTTCTACCTATCGAATGAGGGCGTGTCCCTGTTGGAGAACGCCGCATACCTGGGACTGCCCATTCCGCAGAAGCTGAAATCCGTTCTGGAGCAGCTTCATGACCGCAGTGAAAAGGAGGATGAATAACATGGCTTACACGAACAGCCCCCTGGTGTCCTACACCAAACTTAGCCCGAACCACTCCGGGCAGCGCACCCACAGCATTGACCGCATCACGCCGCACTGCGTGGTGGGTCAGTGCAGTGTGGAAACGCTGGGCAACATCTTCTTGCCGACCTCACGGCAGGCAAGCAGCAACTATGGCATCGGCGTGGACGGTCGGGTCGGGATGTATGTGGAAGAGAAAAACCGCTCCTGGTGTTCCTCTTCCGCAGCCAACGACCAGAGAGCTGTCACCATTGAGTGTGCCAGCGACAACACCGAGCCTTACGCTTTCAAGGATGTGGTGTACAAGAGACTCATCGAGCTTTGCACCGATATCTGCAGGCGCAACGGCAAAACCAAGCTGCTCTGGCTCGGCGATAAGACCAAGACGCTGAACTACACCCCGAAATCTGACGAGATGGTGCTGACCGTCCACAGATGGTTTGCGAACAAGAGCTGTCCCGGCAACTGGATGTATGCCCGTATGGGCGATCTGGCATCCAAGGTCACTGCGGCTCTCGGCGGTGATGTAAAGCCTGCCGACCCAGTCAAGCCCACACCTGTAGGTATCAAGGCCGGCGACCTCGTGACCATCGCGGGCAGCACATACTACAACGGCAAAGCCATTCCCGGCTGGGTGAAGAAGCTCCGCTGGTATGTCTATGAGGTTAGCGGTGACCGCGCCGTTATCAACCGGGATGAGAGCGGCCGATATGCCATCATGTCTCCCATCAAGGTTTCCGCTCTCTCCGTAGTCAGCGCAAAGCCTGCCGAAACCTACCGCATTCATACCGTGGTGCATGGCGACACCCTCTGGGCTATCGCCAAGAAGTACCTCGGCAACGGCAGCCGCTACAAGGAGATCGTCAGTCTGAACGGACTGAAAAGCAATGTCATCTACAGCGGCATAAAGCTGAAAATCCCGAATAAATAATCTTTGCATACGCCCTCTGCGGATTCATTTCCGTGGAGGGCGTTATTTTTTGCCCTATGACCGTCACATTTTCCTTTTGCCGTGGCCTACCTGTGAAGGCAGTCCTTCCGAAGGAGGTTCACAATGACGAACGGACAAAGAGAAATGATCACTGCAATGCGACGCAAACGCCTGTCATACACAACTATTTCAAAAGAGTTGGGCTTGTCTGTAAATACGGTCAAATCCTTTTGCCGAAGGAATGGGATGGTGGCGGAAAAAGCGAAAACAGATACTCCTCGTTGCAAGAACTGCGGTGGTATTATCTATAACCAATCCGGTGTGAAACCACGCTTGTTCTGTTCTAACCACTGTAAGCAGGCTTGGTGGAACAAACACCGTCACGAGCGTGAAAGTGAAAATATCCTGTCCCATGTGTGCCAAACTTGCGGTAAGGCTTTCAATGACTATGGCAGAGCAAACCGGAAGTATTGCTCACAGGCTTGCTACTGGAAAAGGAATAAGTGCAATGAAAAATGATATGTTCTTGGATTTGGTGGGGTATAAATCTGCCATGAAACAAGCTCGCGATATGGTAAGCAATAAACTGATTACGTCGGATGAATATACCAAAATCGAAGAGAAAATGTGCGAGATGTTTGGTATCCATATTAGCAGTTTATATCGGGAAAATGACTGGATAAATACTCGTTTTAGAGGTAACATGTCACCTAACAGGAGGTGATCTTATGCCGAAAACGATAACAAAAGTAGCCTATCCACCCAGATTGCAAAGCAAAAAGAAAGTGGCTGCGTATTGCCGTGTATCATCAGGCAAAGATGCAATGCTGCATTCATTATCGGCACAGGTCAGTTATTATAACGAACTCATTCATAAAGAGCGTGATTGGGAATTTGTTGGTGTGTATTCCGACGAGGCTCTAACGGGAACCAAGGATTCCAGAACAGATTTTCAAAGGCTCATTGCTGACTGCCGTGCCGGAAAAATAGATATGGTGATTACAAAGTCCATCTCCCGCTTTGCACGAAACACAGTAACACTATTGCAGACTGTCCGTGAATTCAAAGCAATGGAGGTGGACATTTATTTTGAAGAGCAGCACATTCATACAATGAGTGCCGATGGCGAATTGATGCTCACCATTCTCGCTTCCTACGCGCAGGAAGAAAGCCGTTCGGCAAGCGAAAATCAAAAATGGCGGATCAAGAAAAATTTTTCTGAAGGGAAACCGTGGAGCGGAACAATCCTCGGTTATCGGTATTTTCAAGGGCGATATATCATCGTACCGGAGGAGGCTGAACTTGTTAGAAGGATTTACAATTTGTACCTCAAGGGTCTTGGCACAAACGCTATTGCTCAAACCTTTAATGAAGAAGGATTGCGAACAAAAAACGGCCACGAGTGGTACAAATCGACAATCGACAAAATTCTTAAAAACTACAACTATACAGGCAACCTGCTTTTGCAGAAAACTTATAGAGAAAACCATATCTCCAAGATCACAAGGATCAACAATGGCGAGTTGCCGAAATATCACGCAACTGAAACTCATGAGGCTATCATACCGCTTGAAACCTTTGCTACCGTTCAAAAGGAATTTGCACGGCGGGCAGAAAAATACGCTAAGAACGACAGCTCTCCTAAGCGGTATCCTTTTACCCAAAAAATAGTGTGCGGCATTTGCGGACGAACCTATCGCAGGAAAACAGCAACGGGAAGGGTTGCGTGGAGCTGCAGCACCTATGACACAAAGGGAAAAGTTGCTTGTGCATCTAAGAAAATACCGGAACCCATACTGATGCAGTGTGCGGCCGATGTAATGGGTTCAACAGAATTTGACGCAGTTGCCTTTGAACTGCGGATAGACCACATTGAAGCATTTAACGGCAACCGACTGATTTTTTATTTTAAGGACGGTACAGCCAAGGAAGTTTATTGGAAAGATCGTTCTCGCTCTGAGAGCTGGACGCCTGAAATGCGAAAAGCAGCCGGGCAAAAAACAAAGCAACGCCTAATGGAGGAAAAACAATGGCAAGAACAATCACTGTGATACCATCAACCATAAACCCTTTGACACGAACATCTGCGACATCCATTGAGAAAAGAAAAGTTGCCGCCTACGCCCGTGTTTCTACAGACAGTGAAGAACAGCTCACGAGTTACGAGGCTCAGATAGACTATTACACCAAATACATCAATCAAAACCGTGAATGGCAGTTCGTAAAGGTATACACCGATGAGGGTATTACCGCCACGAACACGAAGCGCAGAGACGGCTTCAATGAAATGGTCGCTGATGCGTTGGCAGGCAAAATCGATCTCATTGTTACAAAGTCGGTCAGCCGTTTTGCACGAAACACAGTTGACAGCCTTACAACAGTGCGTGAACTCAAGGCCCACGGCGTCGAAGTCTACTTCGAGAAAGAAAATATTTATACCTTTGACGGGAAAGGCGAATTGCTCATTACGATAATGTCAAGCCTTGCCCAGGAAGAAAGTCGCAGCATTTCGGAGAATGTAACCTGGGGTCAGCGTAAAAGGTTTGCAGACGGTAAGGTTACGATGCCGTTCAAACATTTTCTCGGTTACGACAGAGGCGAGGACGGCGTCCCCGTCATCAATGAAAAAGAGGCGGAAGTTGTACGACTGATTTACAACCTTTTCTTACACGGAAAAACAGCGGTCGGTATTTGCAGGTATCTTGAAAGTCTGGATATTCCAACACCAAGTGGAAAATCTAAATGGCGACAAAGCACCGTGATGAGCATTCTCCAAAATGAGAAATACAAAGGTGACGCCTTGCTGCAAAAGAAATTCACAGTAGATTTTCTTACAAAAAAGCAAAAGGTCAATGAGGGCGAAGTACCGCAGTACTATGTTGAAGGCAGTCATCCGGCAATAATAAGCAATATTGACTTTGATATGGTTCAAGCGGAAATTACTCGTCGGCAGGCACTGGGGAGATCATACAGTGGAACGAGCATTTTTTCAAGTAAACTTATCTGCGGAAGCTGTGGCGGCTTTTATGGCAAAAAGGTGTGGCATTCCACCGATGCCTATCGCCGAGAAATATGGCGTTGCAACAATAAATTTAGCAGTAAAGGCAAATGCGACACACCAACCTTGGACACTGATACGATCAAGCAGCTGTTTCTCAAAGCTTACAACCGACTGATGGGGAACCGAGAGCAGCTCATAAAAGCCTGTGAAGCAATGCGGTCAATTATAAATGACTGTGAAAAACTCGAAACCGAAATCGAATCGTTGAACGAGGAAATCCAGGTGGTTTCCGAACTGGTGAATCAGTGCATCAAGGAAAATGCAGCTACCCAGCAATCGCAAGAGGAATATAACCGCAAATACAACCGCCTTGTGGCGCGTTATGAAAAAGCGATGGTGCGACTGAATGAAGTGACTGCCGAACGTGATAGCAGAAATCAGCGGGACCGTGACATTCGCATTTTTATATCAGCATTAAAGGAAAAGCCCCTTGTAATTGAAGAATTTGATGAGGAACTTTGGATTTGCCTTTTGGAGTCAGCCACAGTATATAGTGACAGCAAGGTGATGTTCCGCTTTAAGAACGGGACAGAAATAACCGAGCAGTCGCAAGAATCCTCATGAAAAAGAGGTAGTGTATACATTTTACTACAAAACCTCAACGCCCTCTGAACCCAGAAGAACATAGGGTTTAGAGGGCGCTTAAGTTGGTCTTATTCCTCTTCATCCGCAAGCAGCTTGGCGAGTTCTTCTGAGTCATCATACTCATCATCTTCATCGCTCTCTGCCCACAGGGTAACATCACGATCATACAGCATCCTAATATTCAAACGAAACGCCTGGCTTTTCTTTTTGCCGTTGTATTCGATGACCAATGCCTCGGCAAAGCCCATCGAACCGGGTCTTCGCTCTTTTCCTATACGCGCCAAGGATTTAACGGAAACCGCTCCGCATTTTTCGGTAAAAACCTCGTCGTTGAGCTGGTTTTTATAGACCACTACTAATTTTGCTACAGCATTAAGAACATTGGCGGAGAACGAGTTAATATCACCTTCCCATGCACCGATAATCAAACGGAGAACACGGGAAAGCACATGAATGCCATATTTGTGGTAAATTGACTCGAGAGCGGATACTGCGCAAATTATGCCCGGCGCTCTTTTGGTGCCTATTTCAAGCCCAAAGGACTCAACCAAATCTTTGATCATAAGCTGATCTTGATTCTGTGCTTCAATATTTGCCATAAATACTTCGTATGGCTGTAATGCTTTGACAAATTTCATCTGATTAGCAAAGATATCTGCTTCATGAGAATAGGATAGATCATCGTAGATCATACACCATACCGGCGTTTCACGGGAGCCTGACACCCTGGCGACAATCTCAATGGTATGCTGTCCGTTAAAAACATAGTTGATACCATTGCGGCGGCTAACTTTTACTGGATTGATTTGGAAAATGTCAAAGTTTTCTGCAGCCTTCTCAATGTGCGCTCTTGATAGATTACGCTGGTAATCCTGGTTAGATACAAGGTTTTTAATAGGAATTTTTTCAAAATGCACATTGGGGACAAACTGGTCTAAATAACTCATCTGTTCTCCTCCTTAACCGCTGTGAGCATCTCATTAATCGTACTCTGCAGCGATTGTAAAGCCCTGATAAGTCTATCTCTTGCCGCTGTAGAAATGATGGAAAGATTTGCTCGATTTCGGGTACGCTCAATGGAACTCGACCATGAAGGAATCGTGAGTATTAGGCTACTGATTTCAGCATCCGGATCAAATGCGGGCATATCCTTAACAGTGGGACCTTGCGATTCATTGTTAACAGTCGTTTCGGCTCTGACCGGAGTGATGGCTGACCGAGTACGCTTATACTGCACAAAAGGAGCGGAATTGCTATCAATCCTGCGGTTTACTCTCCGAATTTCATCCGGCGTTAGTTTTGCTAACTCAACCACATTTTTATGTGATATTTTATAGTTGCCGGATAGAATTTTGGCTGCAAGTTTCGGCTCGTGCTTGGCAATTTCATCAAGCGCTTTTGAATAGTTAGAATACTTTTGAACAGTGGCATAGGAAATATGATGTTCATCGGCAATGCGTGCTGCCGTTTTGTGTCTGATATCCGCTGCGTCTGGTTCGTCTATATGGGAGACTCGGTCTTCAACGGTATATTGATTCACGCCGCGAGAATTTCTCTTGCCGGCAGCGATTTTTTCTGTGCTGTATTGAATGCCAATAAGGTATTTACGGGTTTCTTCGGAAATGTTTCGCCTCCCAAGTTGATTACTGCAGATCCAGGCAATAACAGCCTCACGGCAATCGAACTCCATTTCCTGAATTCTAAAAGGAATGCCGTGGCGGTGACACAGTTCATAGCGATTATGCCCATCGACGATAATCCCGTTCCAAGTGATAATCGGCTCACGACAGCCATCCGTCATAAGATTGCTTTCCAGTTGCAGAAGTTCTGATTTCCGCAGTTTGGGAATCAATGCTTTAAATTCCGGGTCGATTTGCAATTTGATAAGTTCCATTTAATTGCCTCCTTCAACACGCTGGATCGTGTTTAATGGGAAGAAGGCGATTTTTTCATCAATATGTGCTTCTCCCGACAGCCTATATGTGCAGTCCTTCTCCAAATCCGGGAGCAAAGACATTAACGTTAATATTAATTGCTTGCTGTAAAGCTCGTATGAATTATCCGGCTTAATGCGAGTAAAACTGACCTCGTGCGATTCCTTGCATCGCTCTTCAAGGCCGCGAACTGCTACGATGCACTCAGTAGGGTTAACAAGAAGCTGTATGTATTTTGGCGGGCCAAGCAGATTTAGCGTGGCTTTATAGATACGAATTCTAAATTTTTTCATATCTAATGAAATGGTCGCATTAAAGTTGTTTTCATCCATTATATGTACCTCCGAATGATGTAGATGCCGGAAGCCGTTTTTGCTCCGTTTCCGCATTGTCATCGTCAGAAGAAGCCACGGTATGATTTACAGTATTATCTTTAATTGCATAGATTGCGTAACCGTCAAAGATATTGACCTGCATCGACTGACGATGCTCATAGAACGGTAAACCGAACTGGTTTTGCCAGCCGGAAGGAAATACCGGCGTCCTTGATGTTTTGGGCTTTTCACCCTCTGTATATGTCTTTTGATATACTTCGGTAGAAGTTAAGTCAAAAGCGAGTAAGTATTCACCGTTGGAATGGATAAGAGTCCCAAGCAGCTTATATCGATAATCCGGATTCCACTCCATCATAGTAAAGATTTTTGCAAAGAACAGCTTACAAGTAATTTGTTTTGCCTTTCTCTTGCCTTTGGATTCATAACACCATGGGAAAGAATCGCGTTCACCTTCCTTACAAGGCCTCAGTGCAAGGATCTTTGTTTTCCTGTTAATGAGGATTTGCATAAAGTCGGTGTTTGGAAATTTTGAAAGACTTGCTGCATTAACATAGATTTTGCAATTGTTGAATGTGATCGAAGGCTCACGGAGATGGGCGAAAAATTCTCTTCTGACGACCTGAAAATCGCCAAAATCAAAATCGTCACCCATATCAAGTATCTCTTCTCCATCGGAAAGCATGGGTTTCTTTTCAGATTCCAGATGATCCGTGGCATTGCAGCCTTGCACGAATTGCATATCCATATTATCTTGCATTCTTTGCTTCCTCCATATTTATCCCTTTCAGTTTTTGTCGGATAAATGCTTTTATTTCAGCGAAGCTGGTAATCTTGCAACGCTCCTCTGAAGCGACAATCTGTCCTTCTAAACGAAGCATCCAATCCTCCTCGCTCTGCTTTTCGAGTTCTGTAAGTGATTTCTCATGTATATAAAATTCCTTGCCGAAAGTGTTTGTCCAGGCTTCCGGAATTGCGCGAATCCGTTTTCCAGAAGACATAAGGGGTTGGACCACAGGCTTGCCATCATCGGTCGTACCTTGCGTTGGCAGCACGTAGGTTTTGAAATATGCCTCTGAATCTTTGACATCGAAAATGTAGGCAATTTCACCGTCCTGCTCGTAGAGAGAACCCAAAATGCGATATTTATAATCCGTATTCCATCCAAACAACGAATACACAGTTTCGCTGAATGCGGCAGTTGACACGTCTTTGGGGCGGTACTTTCCATATTCCAACTTTGAGAATACTACGGCACATCTGTTGTCCGCAGTGGTTGGGCGGATAGCAAACTTACGGCTGATTGGATTTATGAGCAACTCGATGCAGTTGCTTTTATCAAATTTGCGAACACAGGCGGTGCTGAACTTAATTTTCTTATGATTGAATGTGACATTGGGATTGCGCGTCGTTTCAAAAAACTCTGACCGAGTAATTTCAAATCCTCTCAAATCGAAATCACCTGGCTGTACTTCAATTTGTATTTCATCGGACTCCTTTACCATTTCAGATGGATCGTATACGCTCCGACAGGCCTCATAATAATGCTGCTCTTTAAAGCCGGCCCACCTGGGATTGATAACAACAAACCCCTTTAGCACTCCACTGTCGATAACACGAAGTTCCGGCATAAGGCTTTTATTTCCGTACTTCATGTTGTCAAGCAGGTGCTGGACGGCGATATAATCATCTCTTGAAACAATAGCCTCATGGTGATCGTAGTACCAACTATGTGGGCGAGCATTGATATTTCGTGCCTTCTTGTGGCTCTTAAAACTGGTCGTATATGTTTTTCGAGTAAAAACATCTCCGCAATGTCTCTCGTTGCGAAGGATCTGAACGATAGAAGTTGAAGTCCACAGAGTGGTATTGCCTTTATAGGATGCTTTTTCAAGAGCTATAAACGCATCCGCAATCTGCTGTGTGGAATAACCATACAGATACATGAAGAAAGCAAGTTTTACGGTATTCTTCTCATCCGGGTTTATCTCTAATCCGCCATCAGCCGTCTGATTATACCCAAGCAGAGGCGGCGTGAGCGGCAACCCGTTATCCAATCGCATCCGCAGGGATGACTCCATACTACGGCTGCGAGTGTGAGACTCTTCCTCTGCCATAACCGATTGAAACGAAAGAGCCATTTGTGAGTCATCATTCAGCGAGAATATAGCTTCACTCTCAAAGAAAACTCCGACGGGCGGTTTCTGTTCTGTTAAAGCACGGATCGTGCCGAGAAAATCCTCAACATTGCGGGCAAAGCGAGAGACGCTTTTTGTTATAATTAAATCAAGTTTATGAGATTTGGCATCGGCCACCATCTGATTAAATGCATCACGTTTCTTTGTAGAAGTACCGGATATACCCTCGTCGGCATAAATCTTTACGAGCTTCCAATGGGGATGTTTTTGGACGAAATCCTCATAATACTTTCTCTGCAGTTCAAAGGATGTTGTTTGCCGAATATCATCCGTGGAAACACGGACATAAATGCCTACCCTCTGCTCGACTTCATTATCGTAAAAGTCGATGGGCTTTTCTTCGGGGATGTACTTATATTTACTGCGGTCAAAGTCCGAATTTATCCTGCGTCGAACCCTGTCTTTAGCATCTTTTTTATCTTTTCTTTTATCTACTATCATTCGCTTATACCTCGAATCGGCTCCCCATCACAAAGTTGTTTTTGTCCTTCTGGGAAGAAATCCAAGGCAAACAAATCTTCTGTATAATAGGTAGCAAGCGTAAAAATGTTTTCCGAAACAAAATAAATGCCAACCGGGTGCTCTTGAGCCGCAAGGATACTTGCAAGGAAGGTGATCTGCTTATCGTTGTCCTTACGAACTACATTAGAAACCTTCTGTGTGATAATGAGATCAATCTTGCCGGAAAAGCAGTCATTCAAAAGACGAGTCCATTCAGGGGCATTTTCCATGTATGGCGCTGTCTGTCCTTCATCGATGTATAAATCGACCAAAGTCCACTTTGGGCAGAGCGCTATAGCATCCCTAAAATGAGCAATATGCTTTTCGAGGTAATTCTCGTATTTTGTCTGATTGAAATAACGGATATATACTCCTATTTTATAGGGGTGTGCCGGGTGGGGATACTGCTTGCGAATAGAAGCCATCTGCAAACGATGTGCGGCAAGCTGTTCTGCCTTTTCCGAATTGCCACCAAGCATCATTGTGACAGATGCCGGCGGCTCATCAAGCACAAGCTCCGTCTTACCGGAGAACATGCTGAGTTGATTATTTGGATCTTCCATCTATATAACCTCCGTGAAACCATCATTTGAAATATCTTTAATTAGATAAAATCCGCATTTAATATTAGTCTCAAATTAATTATATAGGTTTCAGCCGTTATTAAAATAATCCCGTAGTAAAGTAGTTTACCGCAGGTTCAAAAACGAGATAAAACTGTGCAGAAATCGGATGGGAACCGACAGAAATGAAAAAAGACCGGGTCAAGTGACTCGGTCTCATAAAGAAAAAACAGGTCAATGCTGACCTGTTAGAAATCGTAATTATCTTTCCTTGTGTGCATCGTGATTTTTAACTCTTTCACGATTTTGAGAATTGACTCTGTTTCGGCGGCGGTGCAATCTGAAAGCAGTTCGGCAAACTCTCCTTGGAAAACACTCTTTGTTTCGGGCGTGTCGGGACGGAGAATGGAATCGGCGGACACCTGTAGAGCCTCCACAATTTTTATAAATGTGTAAAGGTTCATCTTGACCTTTCCAAGTTCAACCTCGCTTATTTGAGGAAGGCAAAGATGTGCTTTCTCTGCCAATTCAGCTTGGCTCATCTTTTTCTCGGTTCGAGCAGCTCTTATTCGTAAGCCTATTTGCTTGAATACAACTGCTTCTGAATCGGTCATAAGCGCACCTCCTCCTTTATAGTCTATAAATTATTATATAAACCACAGGCTATAATGTATATAAGCTAAAAACTGAATTAACGGTTTCAAACTATAATAGAAACATCAAAAATTTTAGGAGGTTTCTATTATGACCAACCATGACATCGAAGTCCTTGGGCTAAAACTCAAGACAATTCGCCAAAAGAGAGGCTTTACACAGGCACAGCTTGCCGAACTTGTGGACTGCTCCAACACCTACATCTGCCTTTTGGAGAAAGGAAGTAAGTGCATGAGTCTTGATATGTTTATTTACGTCGCCAACGCTCTCAATGTTTCGGCTGATGAATTGTTGCAAGACCTATTAGAGAATACCATCTCCGTCTCCAATCACGAATTTGCAGAACTTGTTTCTGATTGCACTACATATGAAAAGCGTATTCTGTTAGACTTAATGTCTTCGGCCAAAAAAACGCTTCGGGATAATCGCCGTCTTTTCCGTCCCTGATCTATTATATGGGCGCTCACAGGTGAATGAAATAATCTCATGGATATGGAATAAACCACCGGTTAAATAATTCGAAAACACTTGAACACGCAGTAAAGGCAGCAAGGGTATTTCCTTACTGCCTAATTGTGTTGTCCGAAATTATATTTTATGCAGATTTTACTACATTTTTTGAGATGCCAAGACAAAGACGATTTCTAAAGATATAATGTAAATGGAAAGGTGGAACTTACATGATTTATTATACCGGCGATATTCATGGCCAAAAATATGATATTATCCGTTTTTGCGAAAAATTCAATCTGACAAAAGACGATACTGTTATCATTCTCGGTGATGTGGGAGCCAACTACTATGGAAACAACAGAGATACTGCCTTGAAGGATGCCTTCAAGAGTTTGAATCCTACAATTTTATGTATTCACGGTAACCACGAAAAGCGGCCAGTCACAATTTCTACATACAAGGAAAAGGAATGGAATGGCGGTACGGTATGGTATGAAGAAGCCTATCCTAATTTGCTTTTTGCCAAAGACGGCGAAATATATACGGTTGAAGGGCTTCGACATATCGCCATCGGTGGTGCATACAGTGTGGACAAGTATTACCGGCTCAGCCGGGGGTACGCTTGGTGGGCAGACGAGCAGCCATCCGAAGAAATCAAAATGCATGTAGAACAGCAGCTCAAGGAAAATGAAATTGATATCGTCCTGTCCCATACCTGCCCATATAAATATGAACCGATTGAGGTGTTTCTTGCCGGTGTAGACCAGAGAACGGTTGATGCAAGCACAGAGAAGTGGCTTGATAAAATCGAAGAATCAATCAAATATAAGGCATGGTTCTGCGGACATTGGCATATCAACAAGCGGATTGATAAAATGCACTTCCTGTTCCATGGATTTGAATCAAGCGAACAGTTTAAGGAGAGACAATGAATAAAGTGTTTTTTACAGGTGACCTGCACTTCGGCCACGAAAATGTAATCGCCTTTGATAGACGACCGTTTGCCACGGTCGAAGAAATGGATGCGGAACTCATCCGCAGGTGGAATAACAAGGTCGGCAAGGGAGATCTCGTGTATCTACTTGGTGATATGATTTGGAAAACGCACAACGATGATGCCCCAAGCCTTATCAAGAGCCTCAACGGTCAGATCATTCTCATCAAGGGAAATCATGATCGCTTTCTGCATAACGCCAAGGCAAAGGCCGCCCTCGCAGGGGTGAAGGACTATGACGATATTTGCGTTACTTTGGAGGATGGGACGAAGAAAAGAGTGATTCTCTGTCACTATTTCATTCCAATGTATAACGGTCACAGGTATCAAGCGATCCATCTCCACGCACATTCCCATTTTACAGATGAAGCCGACTATGAGGTAGATCTTGCAGACAAGCTCAACGCAGAAGGCGTTCGCAACGAAATCTATAATGTGGGTTGTATGTATTGGAATTATGAACCTGTAACCTTGGATGAGATTATCGCCCACGGGAAGACGATTCGCCCAAACTATGGAACGAGAGTAGTTGAAAGCAGGAGCGATGCGGAAAATGGCGAGATATTATAGATTACTTCTTGATGATTATTCGGCAGCCTCATTTACAAGTTTCAGCAAAGAATATTTTGGAACGCTCGAACAGTTAAAGGGGCTCCTTGACGACATTGGCTCGGACAAGAAAACTGCGGAACGGTACGCGGATATTCGCTCTACCTTTGACCGCTTTCTCGCCGGAGAAAATAATCTCACTCATAATGTAGCATATCAGGAAGTTCCATTCCTTGTATATGCAAAGGTACTGGGAATGGAAACCTCCGTACTTACGGATTACAAGTGGGAACATCTCAACACTTGGAGGTGGCCCTATTTTATGAAGTGCGACAAGGCAGAAAGTACACATCTGTGGTTATGCTGTCACGGAGCATATCGCCGCTGCATACGAACTAAGTTTACAAGCCTTCAATATGGGATAGATGAGGAGAGCTATGAGCTACTTGGCGGTATGATTTGGGGCTATCCTGAGCAAATCCAGGGGAAACGGGGAAACCTGAGCAACCAACTGTATGTGGTGGAGAAATCATTTGAAAGCAAGGCAGAAGCACTTAAGGATCGCACTAATTTTATAAACAATCCAGATCCCGACTTTTCAAGAATCCTTGAAGATATTTTCGGTGATGGTTGAGCAGAAAGGAATGTTGAGATGGAAGTACAGCAAGACAATCTTGTAGAAATCACTTTTACCGTTGACGAAGACCTGTATGAAGAAGCATCAAAAGTATGCGCTGAACTCGGAACAGCACTTGAAGAAGTGACGGTGGCATTTCTTAAATTCTGCATTGTTCCGGATAATCTGCCGAAGGTAAAAGAAATCCTCGGCATAGAAAAAGCACCCCATGTGAGTAATCCCCGTCAATATAGACCGGAAAAATAAAAACAATTCATCAATCTCACCGTTTTAAAGGAGAAACAGAACATAATGCATCAATTAAAAAAGTTAGACCCCCTTGACACTATGGAACGGATCACTCGTCAGTACCTGTGCGACAACTTTGACGAAGTTTTAGAGCGTGTTGACAAGGAAGATATCGGATTTGTCATCCTCGACGAAGAAGGCAAGGATGGACAGGTATTATGTCCTGCACGTTGGATGGACTATTGCTTTGACGATGACTTTGGGTGCATCATCAATAGCGCGCTTCGATATTCCATCAGCAGACATACCTATATGCCGGGCGTTGTTGTAAACTTTATCCGTAAGTACATCAATACCCTCGATACAAAAACCATTGATATTGCTATTGAGGATATCACGAAGGCGATTGAAATGAACGAGGTTGATGATCCTGCCATGTGGGAATGTCTCAAAGAAGACTTGGTCGCCCGCAGGGATTTCCTTCTAGAAAAAGCAAATAATTTAGGAAAATCACAACGACAGTCTGTAGCGCAGACTACCGATAAGAATGGAAATGATACATATGAAAGCACCGAGTATTAAGAACATATCGATGTGGAATGAAACGGCCTATAACCTTGAACCAAATTCCATGCGGCTGTTCAACGAAATAATGGAGATGCTCCGCAAAGTAAAACCTATGCGAAGCTGCAACAACTATGTTAGGATATGGGTGTCAGAAGAACGAGGCACTGTTGCTGATATGCGATTTAGCGTTCTTGAAGAGGCAATAGATTTTTTTGAAATAGATAATGAAAAAGACCTCAATAAAGCCTTTTTGGAACGGTATCCCGATGAAAAATACTGGTTTATGCTTGAAGCCTTGTGTAACGATGATGGGAGAACGCTCAGATTAAATAATTTCTCTATCTGCATTTATGCCGATAAGCCAGAGTGTATCGACAAACCCGAGTATGACTGTTCCTTGTATCTGCAATGGGTAATGAATGTGTTAAGCAACGTATTTAAGCAGGTGAAAAGCGGAGTATATCTTGAAAATGTTGAAAAAGGACTCCCGTACAATCTCAGATACGGAACTATAAGTCGAAAAAAACTATATGAGCGCAGACCGTCCTGCAAAGTGTCAATCCTTAAGGACCTTACCAATGAAGAAATTGACAGATTTATTCAGACGATTGAGGAAGAAGGAGAAAACTATATCCCTAAGGGAAGAATCAAAGACATAACCTTCGATATGTACTTTGATTATGCCTCCAATGCATTCAATGCTGCCGGCTACGATACCGAAGGGATGACTCCATATGAGCAGTTCAACCGTTACGGTGAGGACTTCGGCGGAAGAATCTTTGAAAACATACCACTTGACACTACAGAAGGTTTTCTATATTATTACGATGACAAGCACCACATGGGCGGTCATCCATGGGGACTTGTGCGAGGTTCGAGTAGAACCCGAATATACTTATGGCCCTATCTAACTGACGAGGGATTCTACTTCGGATTCAGCGGGAATGAAGTGTTCATGGCATATGAAATGGTTAAGATGTACATGGCGCTAAAAGGCAGTGGAATGCCTGTTAAATTTTGCGGCTCTAAAAAGTCAATAATCAAATATCTCCGTCAGGACGATTTGATAGGCATTGTTCCGTCATATGAGATCGCACTCTATCGTCAGCGTGAGTTTCCGGATCAGGACATAGAAGATTTCATGCATTTTTATCCCGATGAAGATGGAGATATTGCAGATGCAATTGAATGGCAGCCAATAATGCCGGTAATCCTTGAAATATGATAAGGGGTGTGCAAGGTGTGTGCAGGTTTCAGACCTTTTTGCACACACCTTGCACACGCTTTGAAAGCGTATCAAAATTGTTGTGCGTTGCCAAAACAAAGGAGTAGCTTTAGCTGCTCCTTTGTTTTGGTATAAGCAGATATTACTCTTGAACAGACTCAGGCCCTCAAGGGTTTGAATGGGTTGGCGCTTTTTTCAATACCATGAGAGAAAATAAATTCAGCCCCGGCAATGAAACTCCCTGCCGGGGCTTGGGTGGTTGCGTGCTGTCGCACTTTGGCGCGGCAGCCGCATTTATGTTATGTCAGCTCGGCAGAGGACACATCGAGTTCCTCGGCGGAGACGACCTCGCGCGAGGTTTTGATGTCGTCGTACCAGAGAGGCGCGTCGGTATATTCGATCTCTCCGCTCTGGTTATCGTATGGGTCGCGGCGCAGGTAGAGCCGCGGCGGG